TTAAAAGACTGCATAGTTATTTCCTCTGTACTTTTCCTCAATGAATAAGGAAACGAACCTAGGATATAAATCCATACGAGAATTAAAATCATTGCTAACAAGTCCTGCACACCCTACAATTTCATCACCATTCATAAGAAGATACCATTGAGGTATGGGATTTTCGGCTTTTAGAGAATGTCTGAAACAATCGTCATACACCATTTTCGTGTTTTCATTAGCCCATTTACTTTGGAAATAGGCAATAGCTTTTTCTAAATATTGAGGTGAGTCTTTAAGAGAAATGATATTCATGCTTTATATAAAATTACAAGGATTCAATATCGCCAAAGTTATAAAATTATTTTTGAAAATCAACTGCTGTTTCTTTAATCCGGCTAATTCCATATATTTGCAATACATACTGCATTAAAAAATATCGTGATATATGGAAAATAAAGAATTGTGTAGGGGGCACAGAACGAACCGGTTAAACTTTGAACATTGATAAAATGGGCGCAAACTCTTTATTGATGGGCTTTTCAGAAGGATATGGCACGGACGCCGATTTAAAACGAAAGGTTTTTTGCTTTACACTTGCTTTACTATTGCTTTAATCAAATAACGGTTCGATATAAGCAAATACGGCCCGCCCTTTGCTTTTCTCTTTACTTAGCTTATCATTTACCTTTGATTATATATAAGGCTGCTAGATCGTCCCAAAATGGAGCGGTTAAACAGCCTATATATTTCCTCTTTTTCGTGTACCTATTTTAGTAGTTTAACACTGTAAATACTTCCATATACTTATTATTTGGTACTTTTGTATAAATCAAAATTCTAAAAAGCATGAAGAAAACTGATACAAAAGTGATACTTGTTCACCTGATTTTTGAAAAGCGCAATTATACCTTCGGAAGTATTTCCGCGATCTTTGATAGCCCGGAAGGATTGGACGAAAAGACAATAGGTATAACAAAAAACACACTATTGCACGCTGGACTATCCGACGGAAACGCCAGAGCCACTTCACGGGCTATAATACAGCAGTTACCCCTTATTAGGTGCAAAAGATAATAGTTTGTAAAACAGAATATTAAAGCCGTTAGAATGGTGTTCACCCAACATCTTCTAACGGCTTTAGTTTTGATGTTAAATTCATAAGGGGGACAAAAAGAGGGTCGTAAAAGAGGGGCTAAAATAATGTTAAAAGAGGGTCAAAAGGGGGTCAAAAGTATGTTTATTGACGCATGAAAACAGATACAACGCTACATAAAAATATCTATTTTGGCAAAAAAAGTCTCTTAAATGGGTAGAAAATGCCATTTAAGAGACGTCTATTACAGTTCTTTACATTAACTTAGTATGCTGTTATTCAGTATATTAAGTTTGATTTCTTTCTTTAATTGCCTTATAATTGCGTGCGTGTATCCAATTTGGGGCTATTCAAGGCATACCGCACCAATAACAACAGCAATACCGGTGATCTCGTCAACTGGTATTTCAAAAGGTGGATAGTCTTTATTATCAGATATAGCGCGCAAATGTTCTTTATCATCACCCGGCATAATACGTTTCACCAACATACCTTGTTCACGAGTAGCGATTACATGGCATTTATTCCATTGCAAAAACTGTGTATTTCGGAGTATAGAACAGGCGATAACATCACCTGAATTAAAATGTGGATACATAGATAATCCAGTAATTTCGATCATAAAATCAACATGGCAATTTTTGAACTTAGGTATTACGTAATAATCCTTTATATCGGCTTCTTCTATGGCAAAGTCGGCACATCCGAACCCTGCCGCTACCCTTGTAGTCACTAAAGGAATAGGATTTAAACCATTCCTTGCAGCTTCTGCAAACGGTATTGCTTCCGGTGTGTGTGGTATTTCACCTATTGGAAGCTGCTTTACAGTTGGTGCACTTTCTATATTAACAGAATCTGTGCATATAGATGAAGAATTTTGCCGTTCTTGCTCCTTTAGCATGTCCCCTTTACCTGTTAATAACCATTCAATATTAACATCCTTATAGTGGGCGAGAAATCTTGTTAGGTTGTCTTCGCTTATTCCATTGTTTTGCCCCAAAACACCTCTCGTTACACCAGTCTGCTTATAAAATTCATACTGTGTAATTCCTTTTTTTTCCAAGTAAAGCAAGATATTTTGCTTAATAGGTGATTTTTCTTGTTTATTTTCTTGCATAATCGAGAAATCTTGTTTAAGTTTGCACCGTGTTAAAGTTATTAACGGGCGGTAAATATAAGAAAAACGCCTGAAAGTTCAACAATTAAAGCAGTGAATTATGGAAGCTAGGTTTGAAAAAGGACAGAAAGTGAAAGTAACAGCCAATAACGGTAAAAGTATTAAAGGTACTGTAAAAGGCTGGGATTACAATTTCTGCACATTTGAAAAGGAATATGACATTGACTATCTGAAGGAAGATAAGGTTTGGACTATGATAGGCGTACCCGAAAAGAATATAACACTAATACTTCCGTAGTTCGTGAGAATAGGGGAAGATAATTTAAACAGATTATTAACAATAAAACAATATAGCGATGAAAAAGCATATTTATTTAGACAAAGCCGGAAAAGGCAAATTACGTCAGATATTCGGATGTACTGATGTAATGGTGTGGAAGGCTTTGACATTTGAAAGCGACAGTGAATTAGCCCGCAAAATACGTTATACAGCTACGAAAGAGTTTGGCGGTGTATTAATGGGTGATGGTGTTTATTCAGGATTTGAAACCATACATGATACAACGACAATGACACAAACCTTCAGTAATCGTGTTAAAATTGTTGCATACAAGAATATAAACAAGACCGCCGTATTGATTGACGGAGAAGTCAAACAGACAGTGAGCGATTTATCAATCGCTGAATTTATGAATCTTCAAAAAGAAGTAGCTAGAATAGCTTCTGAACTTCAGCTTTAAAGTTGCATTATGGAGTATTACGGAAAAATATTGTGCATATCAAAAGACGACCTGACGCGCGATGATCGGGCAGTTGTGGGAACATACAAGATTGATGTAACCAAAGCCCCTATTATGAGCAATGAGTGCTATAAATCACTTATCCGTCGCAAAAAAATGAAGGTTGCTCGTAAAGGCGTAGGCCGTGGGGTTACTGCTTTGGTTTCCGTGGATAGTCTGCCAGACAAATATAAAAAGTTAGTTGAACAAAAATACGGTAGTATGGATGTCGAAATATTAAGAAATTGGTTTGCTTCTCATTGGGAAGTTGATGCCAATGCACGTAGTTTTTATTCTCGTTATCGTCTTGCATCCGGTAAGCCTTTAGAACCGGAACAACAGCAGGAATACACATTGAATGCTTCTGCCTTGCAGTCTGTTATTCGTTTGATGAATGATGTTAAGATGAAACGGGCGGTTATGCAGAATAACAAAATTCGCTGGGAAGAAATGGCGGGCGCTATTAGCTTCTTTCAAGAAGAGTTCGGGCACAATCTGCCGCTTTCTGTCAACCGTTTCAAGAAGAAGGTTAAAGACTTTCAAGAAAATGGATATGACAGTCTGATAAGCAAGAAATTTGGCAATCAGAACACAAGAAAGGTTGATGTAAACATTGAACGTCTTGTACTAGGTTTGGCAACGCTTCCGAATAAACCGTGGAACACTAACGTAGGTGACATGTATAACAAGTTCATTGACGGGGAATTACAAGTGTGCGACCCTGAAACAGGTGAAATCTTTGACGCTTCGGATTTTGTAGATAAGAAAGGCAATCCGATCAAACTTAGTCAGTCCACAATAAACAGCTACCTGAACCAGCCGAAGAACAAAGTTTTGATTAATAGCAAACTTATGACATGGAGCACGTTCATGCACAATGAACGCCCACACGTACACCGCCATGCCCCGGAATTTTCTTTCAGTAAGATTTCATTTGACGACCGCGATCTGCCGCGCAAACTGAAAGATACTAAACAACGGCCAAAGGCTTATTATGCTTATGACGTGACAAGTCAGTGCGTTGTTGGTTTTGCCTATAATCGCAATAAGAATGTGGATTTGGTTGTTGACTGTTTCCGTGACATGTTTCAGCGTATAGAGCGCAACGGATGGAACTGCCCGGCACAGGTTGAAGTAGAAAACCACTTAATGAGCCAGTGGAAAGACAGTTTTTTGAAGGCCGGTACAATGTTCCCCTTTGTTCGCTTTTGTGCCCCTTTGAACTCACAGGAAAAATATGCAGAACCTTTGAACGGCGCAAAGAAACGTAGTATTGAGCATAAGAATCATTTAGGCATTGGGCGTTTTTATGCAAAGAATGAGAAATACAGGGCTGAAAGCAAGAAAATCAGTGATGAATATAACGACAACTATGAAGATAAGCAATATTATACGTGGGAAGAACTGATTGCGGACGATGTAGCGGACGTTATGGAGTTTAACAACTCATTGCATCCAAATCAAAAGAAATACCCTAAAATGACGCGCTGGCAGGTTCTTGAAAGCAATATGAACCCTACACTGCAACAGGTTGATAAGGCTATCTTATACCGATACATCGGTGAGCATGTAGAAACAAGTATCCGCCGTAACAGCTACTGCCGTGTAAACTATACAAATCTTTGGTTAAGCAGCCCGGAAGTTCTTGACCGGTTAGCACCAAATAATGTTCAAGTGGATGCTTATTATTTGCCCGATGATGAAGGAAATATGGGTGATGTGTATATCTATCAAAACGGGATACTACTTGACAAGTTAAGCAATATCGGAACTTATAACACAGCCGATGTCGAGCAGACCGAAGTAGATGAACAAATTATGACCGAACAATTAAAAAAGATAAGCCAGTTTGATTCAATGACTAAAAAACAAGCGATTCCGCCTGTCGTAGTGATGAAAACTGAAACCGTGAAGAAAGTAGAAGCAGCAGTGGCGAAGCCTGTACAGATAAAAAGTACAGAAATGGATGCCGATACATTAATATCACGATTCAGCAACTACAAAGGTCGGGGACTGGCCGATACATAACAGCATTAGAATAACATTAAAACATTATTATAACATGGAAGTAACGAATGAAATTAAACAGCGTATTCTTGAAGCTATAAAGGCAAATCGGGAAAACTATACATCAGATAACAAACATGCGATTGCACTTGGTATTTCTCCAAGTGTCTATAATGTACTGAAGAAGGGAAAGACAGACAAACAGGTTAGTGATACAAACTGGATTTGCATTGCACGCCGTTTAAATGTGTCTTTGGCAAATGAAATTCAGTGGCAGGCAGCCCAAACCCCAACATTTACATATATAACGGAGCAGTTAACTATGTGTCAGGAAAGTGGTATTTCTGCCGTTTTGTGTGACCTTGCAAACATTGGTAAGACGTTCACGGCCCGTATTTATGTAAAGAATCATAAGAACGCTATATATGTAGACTGTTCACAGGTTAAGAGCAAACAACGCCTTATTCGCTTCATTGCGAAAGAATTTGGAGTGAATTACAATGGTAGATATTGCGATGTGTATGACGATTTATGCTTTTATCTTAAAACGCTGGAATCTCCTTTAATAATTCTTGATGAAGCGGGTGATCTGCAATATGAAGCCTTTTTGGAACTGAAAGCCCTTTGGAATGCAACGGAACGCTGTTGTGCTTGGTACATGATGGGTGCTGACGGGCTGAAAGAAAAAATGAACCGATCTATCCAATGTAAAAAGGTAGGTTATACAGAAATGTTTTCCCGCTATGGTGATAAGTATAGTAAAGTAACACCGGATAGTGGCGAAGAACGTGAAGCCTTCCTGAAAGCACAGGCAGCAATGGTTATAAAACTAAATGCCCCGGCAGGCACAGAAGTGATGAAGGTAGTAAATCAGACAGGCGGCAGCCTTCGCCGTGTATATACTGAAATCGAAAAATTGAAAAGAAATGAAGCGTGCCTATTCTCCTAAAGAAATACAGTCAATGAATATTCCTAGCTTCCCATTTACCGACGAATGGGAAGCAGCTTTCGGAACACCTGACAGAACAGGAACTTGGATTGTGTGGGGAGATAGCGGAAACGGGAAAAGTAGTTTTGTCATGCAGTTGGCAAAGTATTTATGTCAGTTTGAGAAAGTCATTTATGACAGTTTGGAAGAAAGTACAGGGCTTTCGCTTCAGAACAGTATTAACCGTTGCCGTATGGACGAAGTTGACGGTCGTTTTCAGATACTTGACCGTGAACCGATGAATGAATTGTCTGAAAGGCTTTTGAAGCGTAGAAGCCCCAAAATCGCTATTATAGACAGTTTCCAGTACTCCGGTCTTACCTATGCTACATACAAAGCTATGAAAGAAAAGCATCGCAATAAGTTACTCATTTTCATTAGTCATGCCGAAGGCGTAAAACCTGAAGGCCGTGCAGCTAAAAAAGTAGCTTATGATGCAGACGTGAAAATATTTGTTCAAGGTTTTCGGGCAATCTGCAAAGGCCGTTTTATAACTAAACCGGGCAATCACTTCACTATTTGGGCGGAAGGTGCTATACAATACTGGAATGAGAAATAACCACTAATAAATTTATAGTCATGGATGAAATTATTGAAGCAATTTTGAGTGAAGCAACAAAGAAAGCTAACAGGCTATCACTTACAGAACAATCATTTGTTTATACCGAACTATCGGAACACTTCACACGTCTTTCGCACGATGCTATAATGGCGGAATTTGGAATGAAAGAGGAGGACGAACCATGAGACGGACATACGCACGTTTTTACGTTCTTCTCAATCGCTTACCCACAACTGACAGGGAAGAACTGAAGGCAAATCTAGTAAGCCAATACACTAACGGACGGACAGATTCACTTAAAGAAATGACGAATAAGGAATATGATGCAATGTGTGACGCCATGCAGGAACAGGATAAAGGTTACAAAGCCCGCGAAATAGCCCGTGAAGAATTAAGGCGTAGACGGTCGGCAGCCCTTCACCTTCTGCAAAAGAATGGAATTGATACAACAGACTGGAATCGCATTAATCAATATTGCGTAAATCCGCGTATTGCTGGAAAGCCTTTTGGCAAACTCACTATTGATGAACTAGACCTGTTGTGCATCAAATTAAGAATGATAATTCGGAAAGATAATAATACAGATAAATCACTTTTAAATTAAAAAACAATTATGGAAAATGTAGAAAAGAAAGTTATTGAAGTTACTGGCGAAGAACTCGAACAGTACAACGCATTCAAGGCTGAACGAGCAAAAAAGAATGCCAAAGAACAGGCAAAGAAAGATCGCGAAGCCTATCGCGATTTAGTGGATGAAACGATAGAAAAGACAATCCCTGCCCTAGTATGTCTTAGTAAGAGTATCAAGGATACCAAAAAAGCGGTTTTGGATAATTTTAAAGATGCGATTGAAATGAAGTCTGACGTACTTAAACTCAAAAAGGACGGGCAGCGTAGTGATACTTTTACCAATTCTAAAGGAGATAAACGCATAACCGTAGGCGTATATACAACAGATGGTTATCTTGATACAGTAGAAGATGGCATCGCAATCGTGAAAGAATACATTGAAGGGCTTGCCAGTGATGAAAAGACAAAGGCACTTGTTAAAATGGTGCTTCGCCTGTTGGCACGTGACGCAAAAGGGACATTAAAAGCCAGCCGGGTAGTTCAACTTCGTAAAATTGCTGAAGAAACCCAAAGCGAAAGATTCATGGAAGGTGTGCAGATCATTGAAGAAGCCTACCAGCCAGCTATCAGTAAACAGTTTATTCGTGCTGAAATGAAGAATGAGAATGGAAAGTGGGGTTGTATTCCTTTAGGCATGACAGAATCGTGAGTAAAAAGCAACAGCCTACATTATTGATAACCCCGCCTTTTTCTTCGGTAGGAAATCCAGTAGAACAGGAAGAATTTGGCGGGATTCCTTGCGAATATTGCCACGGCAATGGGTGGTTTGTAGGAATAGAAGAAGATACCCGTGACACTATTAGAAAAGATTGTCCGGTGTGTAAAGGATATAAGAAACTGAAGGCCACTGTTACAATAAACTGGTCGGCAGATGAAGGTAAATAACAAGAAAGAAATGAACATTGGAATATTAGCAGTTGACAGCAACTATCCTAATCTTGCATTGATGAAGATAAGTAGCTATCATAAGGCAAGAGGTGATAATGTGGAATGGTATAATCCGCTGTGCCATTATGATAAAGTCTATGCAGCTAAAGTCTTTTCATTTACTCCAGATTATGGCTATTATATCAATGCCGATCAGGTCGAACAGGGAGGCACTGGCTATGACATCAAAAAGATTCTTCCGGTAGAGATAGATAGAATAATTCCGGACTATAATCTATATAATATTGATAAAAATTTGGCTTATGGTTTCCTAACCCGTGGTTGCCCCAATCGCTGTAAGTGGTGTGTTGTTCCAGCTAAGGAAGGCAATATAACTCCGTACATGGATATAGAAGAAATAACCCATGGGAGAAAGAACGTTATTCTGATGGATAATAATGTACTGGCTTCTGATTATGGGATAGAACAGATAGAGAAGATTGTTTCTATGGGTGTGCGGGTGGACTTCAATCAGGGATTAGACGCTCGTTTGGTTACGGATGATATTGCCCGGTTACTCGCTAAAGTAAAGTGGATAAAACGCATTCGGTTTGGTTGTGATACTCCGGGACAGATAGCGGAATGTGAGCGAGCGACGGATTTGATTGATAGGTATGGATATAAAGGCGAATACTTCTTCTACTGTATTCTGCTGAATGACTTCAAAGAATCATTCGAACGTGTCAATCATTGGAAGAACAAAGGCGGTCGGTTCTTGCCGCATTGTCAGCCTTACAGAGATTTAAATAATCCGCATCAGATTATACCACAATGGCAAAAGGATTTAGCCGGATGGGCTGATAAGAAGTGGATTTTTAGGAGTTGTGAATTTAAAGACTTCACCCCACGGAAGGGGTTTGTCTGTAGTGAATATTTTTAAATCAATTAGAGTAAAACAAATCAGAAATGAATAAGATTAAGATAAAAGGATTATCCGATAAACAGTATGCAATGTCTGAATTGGTTGCCGATGCTTATCGGCTCAATTCTAACAAAATCTCCATTTTGGCTGCAACTGTTGAACTTTTAGCAAAAGGTACTCAACATCAAAAGGATGCAGAAGAGATTATAAAAGGGTGTTATCCACAATATTACAATGATTAGTAACAAATTAGAAAGGAACTAAAGTATGACACAAGAAAAATTCATTGCATTGTCAAAGGAAAAGGTTGCAAAATTGAATAAAGGTTCAAAAGAAGCGGAAGAAGCATGGAGAGCCGGATATCTGTATTTAGCAGAACAGCTACGCATCAGTTTCAATAACAAGACGCAACTTTACTTTTTAGAAGAAGTAGAAGAAATCGTCGAGGATTCTTACGAACTTGATGAATTTGAATAACGTATAATAAAATCAATTATGAGTAAAAAAGAAATTTTGATAAAATGGAAAACGGTTGAAACAATTACTCCCGACTTTCCTGATGGTGCAATCTTTATAAAAGAAGATACATCTATTGAGTTCCCTTTGGCTATTGTAGCTTTTCCATTGGGGGGACATGAGAATGGAACGAAAAAGCAACGAGAGAGAGCCAAGTTAATAGCGGCTGCTCCTGAATTATTAAAAGCGTGCCAAGAAGCACTAAAATATGTCTGCGTAGAAGAACCTGCCTATGATGTATTATGTAATGCTATCAAAAAGGCTACTGAATAACCCTCAAACCAAATCAAAGATGAATATTGATGGAATTGTAATAGAAGGTATTTTGCATCAAGTAAAAGATAATATATCATGTAAAGAATGTTCTATTAAAGACACGAAATACTGTAGGAATTTTGGGAAAATATGTTCTTACTACAGCAACAGAGGATTCGTTAAAATAGGATATATCAATATAAACTCAAAACAAAAAAAATGAAGGAATCACATACAGGCATTGGTATCTGTCATTGTTACCAATGCCGGATGAAAAAAAAGAGTTGCAGCACATCGGGGCGTAAATCGCTCAAGAGAGCTATTAATAAGTTTCGTCGCAAACAATTAAAAGTAGATGAAGTAATCAAGCACAACCGCTTCGGTGGGTATTGGGCGTAAAACAAATCAGATATGATTGAAATAACAGAAATACATGAATTTACAGCCCATAGGGTTGAAACACAGGATAACACATATACGCGATACTCGTCTATGTGTTGGACTATTGTAATGGGAGAAAGCGAAGAACCGGTGTATGACTGTAAAGAACTGGAAGAAGCCTATCAGAAATGCAGATCAGCCCCCAAATGAATATCAGTTCTATCTGTGATCTATTTTAGTCATCATCCTGTATTCACATTCTAATACCCCCTTTATATGTGGCTTACGAATGTATGAATCCGTTTGTTTTCTGATTATTCCGTTTTGTAGAAGATTGATCGTCCGGTTTTGCTCACTGATAATCATACTTAATACAATGATTATAAAGATAAGTGCTATATAACCGATAGCGATTAAACACACTACTTCTTTGAAATGGAACAAATCTTTGAAAGTTCTAAAGTTGCTCATGTTTTGTATTGTTTAAATAGAACGTGCCCGAAAATAAATATACCCTTCGTAGAGGTGCGGCAAACAACCCAAGTAAGGAAGCATAGATATAACGGGCACGCATATTTGTGATAAGACAAAACACGCTCACCGCTCAATCTATTTCCTTACTTTGTCGAAAATTGCCGCTTTCTACAAAGGAAAAATTGAACGTACAATGATACCTATTTGGTATCTGCCGCAAATATAGCGAAAAGATGATATATCACAATGAGAACTTTGTTAATATGTTTAATATAAAGATGTCAAACTTGCGTGCATAAACAAACTTAATGCACACCATTAAAAACAGCTATGAGTTTTATATCAAGACAACCCAATGGGCTTCTATGCCGATTCTCAACAGTGATAGACACCGTTACTGATTACAATATGACAGATGAAGAATATATTGAAATGTGCGCCCGGAAAGCGAGAGAAGAAGCCGTGAGAACCTTGCAATCTTCGCTTCAACCATTTGCACAGGTAGAAAAATCTTTTGTGCCTGTGAACATGAGTAAAAGAGAGTTTAACAGGATTCTGAAATTAATGAAAGCCCCCAAACAATAGTAATGGCAGAACTGAAATATAAATCAATCATCCCCAATAATAAGCCTTACTGGTTATTGACTATTCAAAATTGGATAGAACAACAATACAAAGGGCTTCCACTTCGGAACGAAAGGAGTGAATTGGACGCTTTGCAGTACTTCATTACTGTTGCAATAGGCGAACTAAGTAAAACAAGAGCCATTTCCCGAAGCGTAATAAGCACAGAGATTCGCACAGATACCGGTAAGACTGTGTTATTCATCAAACGTAACAATAAGGTTCTACAAACTTATTATATTGAGTAATGGTTACTTTACAAAAAGCGGGATAAGTAAATTTATCCCGCTTTTTCTTTGCAACAAAGTATTTTTTTGATACTTTTGTATTCGTTCTAAATCCCGATTAATCAATGGCTTTAAAAGGTTGCTCATACATAAAACGCGTTAAAGAAGTTAACGAAATATATGACGAATATTCAAAGTCCGGCTTATCAAACCGGGCTATTTGGCGTCGTTATATCTGGCCGGTGTATGGCATTTCCGAAAAGACATTCTATAACTACATAAATGCCGGTGCGGATTCTTCGATTATAGCCAAACAGGAAACTTTGCAACTATCATTCTTTTAACTGACAGAAATATTCGGATTTGCTTTTATTTTAATTCGCTTTTTCACTGCCGAATCATCTGTCATTACACACCTGAAAACTTCTGTTTCATCCAGTATTTCTTCGTGATCGTGGCAGGGAATTGATATTGTACGTTCCAATGTTCCCAAACAACATCCGCTATTAAAACCATGCAGACAGTAGTTTATTTTATCAAGTAAATCAAGGTGAAACAGTTCCCCGTCATATCCTTCAGGAACGGCATTTGTAAGAACATGCAGACCGATTGTAAGTTCTGCATCCTGTATTCCTTTCCCCTGGCTTCTCCACTGAATTTTCCCAAACTCTATAAATATTGCCGGCATAGGAAATGCAGATTCACTTTCTATGAACTCAACTTGTCTATTCCATAACCCTATATGATTTATTGCGTAATTAGGTATTATCCCGCTTTCGATCATTTCCTGCAACTGTTCAGCAGTGATGAAACAGATGTTTTCCTGTTCATCTATTATTAATTGCTGGAGACGTTTTTTGAGAATCTGATATGCTTCTTTTCTCATGGTTTGATAATATTAAGTTTTTCCAAATAATCTTTCATATTTTCTTCTACAATCTGCCGGATTATCTTATCAGTAGTCTTTCCGTGTCCGATGAACCGGCGTTCCGGCATGGTGATTGTAGAGCCGACTTTCTTTAATGACATAGCCCGGTAAAATTCTGCTTTATCCGAAAGCTGGCGGTTACGTTTATTATTTCGTTTTTCTCCGTCCTTATTGTAACTGTATCCGCCAGATGCTTCTTTATATTTTGCATAGAAATAGCCTTTCATCTTCCGTGTCACTTTGATTTCTCCACCTTCATTGTGTATGCGTCCGTATGGTTTATTAGAAGAATAAGCAAGGGTAAGCCCACGTTTCCGGGAACGGATGCTTCCCCTTAATCCGCCGGTTCGCTGCATAAGCGTTCCACCACCATCATCGAACTGCCGTTCCGGCCATGCCTTTTCATTAAAAAAGGATTTCCTTTGGAAATTGCGGTCAAATTCTTCATCCAATTCCACTTTTATATCATCCAGTGAACGGTCAATGACTTCTTTTTTAAAATCTGTATCCATTAGTGTAAATAAATAATTAGTCTTTCTTTTTAGCCTGTTTCCGTATGATCTGACAAGCAGTACAAAGTTCATTATTTAGCTTCTTTGCCTGCTTTAAATCAGATTTAGGACACACATTACATTCTGAAATGGTGTACGAGTTATAAGCCGGATAAACTGCCCTTTGCTTTCCGGGGTTAAATCGGAACATTTCTGCATGTTTCCCTGCTGTTGCCTTTTCTGCTGCATCAATAGCCTGTTTGCTATCTGACGCCGGATATTTCGCGGCCCTGACTTTAGTGACAGTACACCGGCAACGCCAACCATTCGGCGGATAGTATTTATCCCAAAACGGGTTACTGCTTGGCAATGTAATGCCTTCCAGTTCCCGGTGTGCCTTTCTAACTTTATTGTCCCCTGCTGTCCTGTATTGAAGCAGATAGCGTCCGTCCCCGTCGTCCTGTTGTTCTTCCCATCGCGCGGCCATCGTACTACTTGAAACAGTGAAATCATATTCAGCCTTCAGGTAGAATTTGTTATAAGTATCATTCAGTGTTTGAATATCCTTATAATACTGTTCAAACGGCTTTATATTCCCGGCTTCATCCAGTAACATGCTGGCGGCTTCCTTCATTTCGTGAAAGGTCTTAAAACCTGAAAAAACGCCTACACTTTCGCGAAGGCTGTCTACCATTGCGTCGGATATTGTACTTTCTTCTAATCCTTGCTGGATACCTTTAGAAAGGAAAGCAGTAGTTTCTTTCACTAAAGAATCAATTACTTTTTCCCGAAGCATATCCGCACCGAATACCCGTTTGTCATGCAGCCATTTTACTGCATCGTTGAACGCTGCTTCAATGCCTGAAGTATCAGGATAATCCCCGGATAACACGAGTTCACTGTCTCCGTAAAGTTCCGCCGCTCTTTTGTGCGAGGTTGTGTCAAAACGTTGGCACAA